AATAATATGTTCTGTTATTTTTTTCTCTTTATCTAGAAATGGTATTTCATAAATTGACTCCCATTTTGACAGTGAGACTAGAGAATGCTCTAGCTCCAGTTCTATATCGTCGACAGTAATGAATTCATTCTTTGTTTCGTCGAACATTTCCTTACCAAGGACAATGATTTTAAGCATTCTCCGGTCTCCTGTCACCTAATTCTTAGTTTAGTAGTCGTAGACCCATTCAGTATCGCCCTCAAGTTCATAACCAGCTGTGGGATGGGCGGTAATATCAGCAGTCTGACCAACAGTAAGGGCGGGCTGAGCGCCAGGCGACTTATTGACGCCATTAATCTTCCACTGTACACCAGTGACTGACGGAAGAGTAACAACATGAGTACCAGAATCATAAGTCGGCTGACTTGCCGCAACGCCCAGATCAACCATAGTTACACTACCTTCAAACATAGCAATAATCTCGTCAGGAAGAGGCATACGAGGAGTTCCACTCGTTCCATAGAGAATGTCGAGAAGATCGGCCAAAGTATCTGCGTCAACCTTAGTCGAATCAATTGTCAGCAGTGACGTTGGCTTGAAATCGGTGACATTTACCGGAGTGGTAGTAACTGCCCAACTGAAAGCAATTGCTGAAGGCGAATCATTAATGGTTGCATAAGCCTTCTCAGAAGGAGCGGCCTGAGCCCCATACATAAGATGTAACTTATAACCATGATCGGTACCATCGATATCATTTCCGATCTGAGTACGATAACAAAGACCGAAAATTCGACGATTCTGCTGACCAAGCGCTACTCCAGGAGAAGGTTCGACCGTTCCGTCACACTCCATAAATTCATCAGGGTATGTAAAGGCTTCAATAGTGCCACCAAACGTCTCTGCTGCAATTAGATTCAGATACTTAATATTGTCAGCAAACTGCGGTGAAGCATCAGCACCAGCAGGTGACTCGGTAACGGTCGTAAGACCATTCCAAGCTACACCATCGGTATAATCACCCGTCTCGTCCGGCAGGTATAAAACGCCATGATCCACACCCGTTTCATACAGGCGTTCACCCGACACGTCCCAAGTTAGGGCTGCCATTTGTATCCTTTCTTTTTAAACGAACACGCTATAAACGTCATGATTCAAATTTTCAGTTATATACGCACGATTAAATGAGCTCATTGGTAATGAAGCAACTTTTTTTGGAATTGCGCTATCGGGATCTTGATCAATAACCGTGACCATATAGCGTGTTCTAATGTCATATGGTTTGTCATCCGCAAATTTTGTATTAGCATTATCCCGTTTGTAAACAATACATGGATACTCTATTCTACTATTAATCGGAGGCTGAAAATAAACATTATCTACAAACGTTTTAAGGAGTAGGTGGAGTTTCTGTCGGACCGGGTCCATTATACACCTCCCCTAATGTAAGTAGAAGACGGGGGCGTTGAACTTCGACGTTAGTCACTGTCCAAAGAACCCCCGCCCATTCTACATACCGGATGGCAAAGAAATGATCGTTAGCATATGCGTCAGCAATGATACTGATCAAATTTGATACGCTGAGATCTGGAGTAAGATTCTCTCCTGGTTGGAGATTTCGCGTATTGCGAATAACATCTCCATAATAAGAACGCTCAGTAATATTGTCGACAAATATGCCAGACCCATCTTCTGTTTCTACAGATTCTCCATACCCAATACGACCATAGAACCTTGCCATGAAAGACCTACCTTAGCTGTTGTTCTTGAACGTCCACTCATCGTGGATGTTATCTGCGAAGTAATAGCCAGAAGCAGGAACGGCGTACACAGTCAGTTCCTCATCCGGATCGAGCGTCACAGGAGCACCAGTCGTAAGGGTGCTGTCGTCACTCTTATCCTTATAAGTGACATTCGCAGTGGTCTTCACGGTCACAGTAGTACCATCGAAGTCAGGCCGCTCAGGAACAACAAGCGTCCCACCAGCAGCTGCACGCTTAATCACAAGCGCGGAGCGAATCTTAGTGAGAGCTCCCGAGAGACGAGTCTCATACAGGTACTTGTACTGGTTGTAGTCGATGTCGAAGAAATCGAAGAAAGTAACCTCGCCACCCTTATCTGCACCAATGGTATAGTCTCTCAGATTAACGATGATGCCAATAAGATCGGGCTCATCTTCCATAACCTCGACCGTAACGATATCAGAAACACCGATCTCCGTAGCAAGATCCGACGCACTCTTCCACAGACGATGACCAAACTCGTCTCTAGTGAGAAGAATGTTGGTAAGAGACGGCAATGTGGTATAAAACGTAGCCCCACCCGATCCCTTGTATGAACCCATTGCCGTAGTAAGACCATCCACAATCTCCGTACCAGTTGCGGAGTCATCCACAGTAAAGGTCGGAGCATAGAGCTCGTGATCATTAAGGATGGAACGAATGCCAGCACCCTCAGATGCGCCAGCCGGATCGGCAATCTTGTCAGGATCGTCAATATCACGACCATCACCAATAAGAATTGCGCGAGCAAGCTCCTCGTCGAACATGAGGCGCATCTCAGCCTTAAGCCAGATCACAACGTCGAAATCGGTGATATCGAGGATATCGTCCCGGTCCAACCGCTGCTTCTTGTACACCGTAGCCGGAGTG